ATTTAAATATAGGTTAAAAAATAAAGAAAAAATTTCATTAATTAGAAAAAGTCCAGATTATATAAAAAAACAAAGAGAGTGGTCTAGGAAGTGGAAAGAAGAAAACAGCGAACAAATGAATCAAAAGAGAAAATTATGGAAAAAGGCAAATCCAGAGAAGGTTGCTTGGTGCAATTCACAAAGAAACGAAAAATTAAAAAGAGCAACGATTGGTGGAGATATGTTTAAACAAGAAATAATGAAAATATATAAAGAAAAATATAAACTAAATGAAGAAACAGGAATACCGCACCATACCGATCATATGGTACCGTTATCTGGAAAAATAGTATCAGGTTTAAATGTTCCTTGGAATTTACGCAATATACCAGAAAAAGAAAACTTAAAGAAATCAAATAAATTTGACCAAAAAGAAAACATAAATTAAACTATTAATACATCACGTAGATGACCCAATAGGAGTAGTAGGATGGCAGTAAAAGGCTTTCGTTCGTCAAAAAAACTAAAAAAAGTAATTCCAAATATTGATATAATGAAAACAGAGGACGTAGAACAATACGTCACTTTAAATCAACTGCCATCAGATAGAGTCGGAATGGACGTTATTATGCACGGATTGTATGCAATCAATGCGACTCCTGTTACTCCGCAAGCTGGGTCAGATTTAAGAAAAATCATATTTGCATCAGCACACAATTTAAAAGTAGGCGATATCATCAGATTTGTTACAAATCAAACTGAATGCCCTGTTCTTGGAGTTGTTGATTCGACAACGGTTATTCTTGCTTGTGAGTTAGATTTTGACCCAACAACAGATACGATGACTACTTGGAGATACACAACACCATCATTTGATGAAAACGGAGCACTTTCTGTTTCTGGCAGTGCTATTCAGTACAATGAGGATGGATCTACTGTAACCGTTACAAGAGACCATACTACTTTAGCAAACAACAACGCTATGCCAGTTGAGATTTTAGATGCTTCTGGAAACTCAATAATGGCTCAAGTAGCAGCAGATATTGCAACAACAAAAACAAAGATGACTGATAAAACTCAGTCTAGCCAAATAACTGATGGCACAAATATAAATACAATTAAACAAATCTCTACACAGGTAACAACTGCAGATTATGGTATTGTTACAAACTCTGTATTGCATGCGTGGTCTACTGCTGGTGGTGGAGCTTTTGTAGATGTTAAGGCTAACCCATCAGGTGCTTTAACTGTTGAGGCAACAGTTACAAGTTCAGTTCTCCCAACTGGTGCCTCTACTTCTATAAACCAAACAAACGGATCTCAAAAAACACAAATTGTAGATGCCTTGGGTAACTCTGTTGATACTGTTCAATATAATTCATTTGAATCTTTAAGAACTGCAAATGCTGGATCTGATTTTATATTTTCTACTGTAAATAGTTCATCTGTTCAATTGGCAGCCTCTGCAACTTTCACGGGTACAATTGAAACAGTATTAAACGCAACTGCAATCTCTCTACTGTTAACTTCGGATAAAAACGGTACTTTAACAATAAACCAATTCATTGATTTAGCGGGGACAAGAAAAGCTGCTACAATCACACTTCCATACACTGCCAATGGAAACTTAGCAAGATCAATCCCATTAAATGCAAATTATGTTCAAATTCTGTTTCAAAATACTGGTGTTTCAACTACTACTACTTTTAGATTAGATACAGCGTATGGACAAATTGATGCCTCTACATCGCTTGGAAACATTCCAATGGCGATAAATGAAGTTTCTGGAACGGCTATGTCTTTAGGACAGCAAGCATCTGCTACTTCATTTCCTGTTGCACTTGCAAACGAACAAGTGAACGATCTTTTTATTACAGGTCAATCTGCACAAACTGCTGTTATTAACAACATTATTCCAGCAACTGCTGGTGCAAGTGCTACAGACTGTACGGGGTATAGATCAGCATGTATTCAAGTTGTTTCTACTGGTACTGCAGGTGCGTTTATCTTTGAAGGTTCAAATGACAACGTAAACTTTCAGACCATTCCTGTTTGGAACCAAGTTATTTTAACTGGTACTCCAATTGTTGCTGCAATCACTCCGACTGCATCTCAAATTGGATATATTTTTCCAATAACATTTAGATATGTAAGACTTAGAATCTCTACACTTGTTACTGGTGGATCAATTCAGGCCTTTACAAAATTATCACAATCAGCATTTTCACCACCTGTTCGGCAAGTGGCACAAGCTACGGCTGCTAACTTTAATGCTACTGTTGTTGGTAACGTTGGTGTTGGTGTGGTTCAAGTTGCAGATCAGGCATCAGCAGCAATTACAACCACAACAACTTCTGCTGCCAAAACAATCACAAACGGTGCATCTGTTTCATTTTCAGTAAACGCTACTGTTGTTTCTGGTACGACTCCAACATATGATTTTAAGGTTCAAGAGTCATCTGATGGTACTATTTGGACAGATATTTGGGCAGCACCTAGATTAACTGCTGTTTCATCTTTTACTACTCCTGCCATTAGAATTAGAGGGTCTCAATATCGTTATGTTGAAACTATTTCTGGGACAACTCCATCTTTCACAAGAACAATTACATCTGCTCGTATGCCACATGCTGGTGAGTTGATTAGAAACATTGTAGATAGAACGATTGCACCAATTACTACAAACTCAGTAACTCCTTCTCTATATGTAGAAGGATGTTCATATTATACAATCACTGTATTTCAAGGTGCTGGTGGTTCCGCTGTTACATTTGCAATAGACGGATCAATGGACGGTACAAACTGGGCACAAAACATTAAGCAGGTTAACGGTGTTGTATCTGGTGTTGTTCAGGCCTACGCTACTGGTGGATACAAATTCATTAGAGCAAGAGTTGTTTTGGGTGTTGCTTCGACTACACTAAATTACCTACAACTTCAAGCAAAAGAAAACGGGATTGATTCAACTCCATACAGATTAAACGGGTCTTCTAGTGGTACAACATCTGTTTCTACTGTTGTTTCTGTTACTCCACCTGCTGGTGCGGTTGGATTTATTTTACAATGTGAAGGTATAACAGCTTCAAACCCAATAAGATTTAGAACATCAGGAACTGCAACAACGACTTCTGGGACATTGCTTCAGCCAGGCCAAGATACTGGCTATATTCCAGCGGCACCAACACTATCCATTGTTGCACAAACAGGTACTGCGGCTTATAACTTAGAGTGGATTATACCATAAGAGGTTTTATGAAATTATTTACGCTATTTTTATGTTTAATATCTATGAGTACGGTGGCTGGTTTGCCACCTACAACATTAGTTGGGAATGATTCAGGTGAATCAAACTTGTTTTTTAAATTGAAAGTTCCAAATGCACAATCTACAAAATTAGCAGATGGTGCAATTATTGAAACTGGGAATGAAAACATTTTAGCAAACCCTAGTTTCGAATCAAACAGATCTACAACAGGATATGCTTGGTCTGTATCTGGTGCTACAGCATCTTTAGATACTACTAATCAAATCCACGGAAAAAATGCTTTGAGTTTGGCCCTATCATCTACGCTTAACTTAAACCAATCAGCGGCTACAAACGCAGCTAATACAGTAGGTCTACAGGCAGTTGCGTCTGTATATATTAAGTCATCTCTTGCTGATGTTAACGTATGCTCTATTATTAACAACGTAGAGGATAAGTGTGTTCAGTATAATGGAACAAATACTTGGGTTAAAATAGAGATTCCTTTTATCTTTGGTGCCACTCAAAACGGTATAAAGATTAAAACAACTTCATCTACATCTGGGACGGTTTTGGTTGACAATGCTTTTGTCGGTTTATCTTCTCCATTTCAAAACGTGAGTGGTGCAAGGTTGGTGGGGGCACTTACCTATTCACCTGCCCTTAATTGTATTTGGCAAACAACATCGGCAACCTTTGCAAATTTTGCAGCCGATACAGATTGCTCTACTCCTACTGTTACTGGAAATATTAAAGCACCCTCTACAAAAATACCTGCAATTGTTTTACCGACTGGCTCTCAATCTGGAACGTATTTAATTACCGCAAAAGCAATGTTTTACAAAGGAACTGGGGGATATGCGTCATATAGATTCAGTGATGGTACAAATTCTGTAAATGCTGGAAGTAGCTCCTATGCTGACAATACTGCAACAGGGGTTATAAGCGGTCAAATAACATATTCTACTTCTATAAACTCGGACACAACAATACAGATTCAAGGAAAAACTGGAACAGGAAATCTTTCTGTTTACTCTAGTGATACAACAGACGGGTTATATATTGAAGTTTACTACTTCCCACCTGAATCTAAAATCTATTCTCAAGCTAGTCAGGATTATGATTGGACAGCTTACACTCCAACATTTACTGGTTTCGGAACAGTGGCTTCTTCGGAGTGTTTTCATAAAAGAAAGGGTTCTGATTTATTTTTAAGATGTAAATTTACCTCTGGAACGCCAACAGCAACTGAAGCAAGAATTTCTTTACCAAATTCTTTGGTGAGTGCAAATTCATCGTTAATACCTAGTATATCAGTTGTAGGAAGTGGAGGGGTAAACATAAATGCTTCCACATTTTTTGAAAATAAAATATTAATAGAACCATCTGTGGGTTATGTTACAATTGGACAGCAAACATCAACGACAGCATCATTGACAAAAATAAATGGGACGGCTTTTGCCAGTACAAATATTCTTTCGTTTACAGCAGGTCCCATTCCAATCCAAGGATGGCAAGACTACGGAGTAATTGTTGGTTCGTTTCAATATGTACCACAAGTTCCAGGACAATCAAATGTTGATGTATTTAGTGTTAGCTATGGAACTACAAACGCAACTACAGTTTGCTCGGCTTCTCCATGTAGTTATTTAGACCAGATTGGAAATGCGGTTTCTAGTATAACAAGAAGTGCACTGGGTACATATTCAATTAACTTAAACAAAACATATTCAAAACTAAAATGCTCTGCAACAGTTAATACTTCGGCAGGGGTTTCGGGTACTCAAGGATTAGTTGGTGGATATGTTTGGGCTTGTAACTCTTGCAACTCTTTAACTGTCGCAACAGGAATACAGAACACTGCTCAATATGATACGTTTGGAACTATTTACTGTCAAGGCTCATATTGATTATGAATAAAATATCAAATAAAGGATTGGAGCTACTCAAACAATTTGAAGGACTGTACCTTAAGGCCTACAAAGATATAGCGGGTATTTGGACTATTGGATATGGAACCATTAAATATCCAAACGGAGACAAGGTTAAGGCAGGAGATACGTGCAACGAGGAACAAGCTACACGTTGGCTTGAATTTGAAGTGAATGAGAAATCTGCTTATTTTAATCAGGTTATTCAAAGAATTAACTTAGAGCTAAATCAAAACCAGTACGATGCCATTTGCTCATTTCTTTATAATGTAGGTATTGGTAAATGCTATGAAGGTACTACAATGGGAGATGCTATCTATTCTAGAAATAAAGATAGGATAGCGGATGCGTTTCTTGTTTATTGTAAGTACACTAAGTTTGGTATAAAATTAACTTCAAAGGGTCTTCTTAATCGAAGAAGAAAAGAGCGGGAGTTATTTTTATCATGAAGAAAATTGGTGCTGAATTTATACTTGGTGCTATTTTTGTTCCTATTGCCGCATGGGTGATTGGTTCAATTATAGAATTAAAAAGTACATATGCTAATGTTCAGGAAAAATCAGAATCAAATAAAGGTGATATACAAGAAATAAAAGAAGATGTAAAATACATTAGGAACTATTTATTGGAGCATAAAAATGGCAAATAGTGCAGACATATATTCAACAGTGTACCCACAAACATTTGATAAGTCATATGGCATTGATGAGGTTTCTGCTGGATTGGGGCCTTTGACATCTCAAGATAAGGTTGGTGCTACATCATACAAAGATATGGGGCGTGGTGCTACCGCAACTATGAATGCTGGAGGATCTGCAGGATCTACACTTACAGGTGCAGGTATCTATGGGCTTATGGCTGGAACAGGCGGTGCTGCGGCTCCCGTTGCTCTTGGTGCTGGCTTAGCACTAACAGCATATGAAAACTCTAAAAAAGCAGATGCTATGAATGAGCAAGCTAGGGTTGAAGAAGCTCAAAATAGAAAGGCTGCAACTCAAAATGCAATCAATTCTATGATTAATGTTACTAGAGGCCTAGGTGTTTAATGTTAACAGTAGAACAAATCATAACAAAGGCTAAAAGATCTACAAATACGAGTCAAGTTGATTCTATTTCTACTCTTTTATGCCAAGATTACCTTAATAGGATTCAATCATATATTGAGGATCAACTTTTCTTAGTAAACGATGAAAACGATCTTTTCATTAAAGATTATGAGTTTGATTTAGTAGCTGGCCAAGACGCTTATGATCTTCCTGTTGATATTTATGCAAAGTCATCTATTGATACTGTTGCAGTTTCATTTTTAAATGGGCTGTCTAACACTTATCTACCGTTAAAAAAAGTATCAAGAAAACAACGTGGTTTTACTTTTGGATATTTCATCCAAGAAAATCAAATTATATTTACACCAAGACCAACTGCTACTCTTAAAATGAAAATGTCTTATCAAAGAAAACTTCCATACTTAAGCATTATAGCGGCAAATGTTGGATCTATTGCTACAAACACAATAACGCTTTCTAATTTAAACTCAGAGGTTACTTCTTTTTTATCAGAAAGTAGCTATCTATGTATTGGATCTAAGAGCGGATTATCAATAGTTTCTGAAACAAATCCATTGACAACTGTAACAATAAACAGTGCTACAGGACTATCAAATGGAGATTCTATTCTTTTTGGTAAATATTCTACAAACAGAAGCGAGCTTCCTGATGAGTGCGAAAAATATCTAATTTCCGCTTTAGAAAGAATGATTCAATACAGACAATCATCTGCTGATTTCAATGTTTCTAATTTATTGACAGCAGAAGAATTAAACACAATTAAAGAAGTTTTTGCAGATAACTCATATGACGATGCAAAACCTCCTGTTACGGAGTGGCAAGAATGGCTACCATAGCTGTATATGCACTTGGTGGTCTTGATCAAAAATCAAACGACCTAACTAGAGCAACAGATAAAGCATCACAAATGCAAAACATGGAGTACGATACTCAAAGTACGATCAAAAAACGTACAGGATATGATGTTGACGTTACATATTCTAATGCAGACATGATTTATTATCAAAACACAAATGAAAGATTATTATTTAATAATAATTCAAATACTGTTCGTGTTTATAAATCAGACAACACATATAGAGATATAGTAATGCCATATACTGTTGGCACCGCTGATATTTCATCAACAGAAAACCAAAGCAACTTGTACTTCACATCGACAGATTTATCTATTCCAGTAATGAAGTATGATGGTTCAAACATTTATAGGGCAGGTCTTCCTAGACCAAGAGCACTCATAGATTCATACGGGAACGATAATGTGCCAATCATATCTGGTACATCTGGAACATATAGTGTTAGGGCTTGGTATGAATTTAAAGATCTAAATGGGAATGTTACAGCATCGCCATATTATCAATATGATGCGGTCTCTGCTTCTGCTTCATACATAGAAGTACAAACATTTAAAGACCAAGCTGGGCAATTGATGACAGGATACAACAATAAATACTGTATGCTTCCAAACAATGTGTTTCCAGCGACATATACATACACAATTGACAGTTTAAATAGAACGATAACTGTATTGTCTCATAACTATGAAGCTGGTGAGTCTATCTTAATAGAAAGAACAGATTTGAGTTATAGAAACGGGGCCAATCCTTTAGATATAGAAATAAGCTCAAATAAACAATATAAAATTCTTAAAATAGAATCTAAAACGTCAACATCTATAACGTTTACTTCATCATCTATAGGTTCAGATACAATCACCATAACAAACACACAAGATGGGACAATATATCCAAACGCAGAGCTATCTTGGAGTAAGTGTGTTTTAAAATTGGCAGTGTCTACAACAAGTGGATATGGATACAGAATACCTGTAAACAATGCGGCTTATTATACTATATATAATAATTTAAACACACAGACATTTAGAATATTATACAATACAACTGGTATTCCAACTTCATTAGAAGATGTTTACGATACTACGACATTAAAGCTTTCTCCTCCATATTGTAAGTATATAGGATCATATGGAAATCAGATAATTTACGGAAACATTGGATTATTTTTTAACGAAGACAATACGTCTGTAAATTATGATAATGATGATTTAATTGTTTTTTCTGATTTGAGTACAAATGACGGCCCTGAAAACGTATCTCCAATTAACTTTCAAAAAGTTGGAGAAACTTGGGATGGAGCAATTACTGGATTAAGAAGAGCTAATGATTCATTTATTATTTTTAAAAATCACGGTGTTTTTTCTATAGATGGGGCAATTTTACCATCTCAATATCAGCTAAGAAAAATCAATACAAATTATGTTGGATGTACATCTCACAAATCTATTTTAGATGCTGAAGATGGTGTTTATTTTCAAGCTCATAATGGAATTTATTACACTAATGGTGTTAATGTTAAAAAAATTTCATATGAATTAGACTCATACTTTGGATCTGAAAACTATAATTTAACTAGATCGGTTAGATATAAAGAAAAACAAAAAGCATTGTTTTACATTAATGGAACAAATTTATCTAATCAAAAAATAGTCGTTGTAGATTATTATTACGGTCAAGTTTATTTTTGGACAGGCATTGATGCTTCTAAGGGTTTCATTGAAGATAAAGATGGTAATGTTTATTTTACAAATGGATCTGTTATAAATAAGTTTAATTCATCAGTGTTTCATGATGGGGCAAATCCAATTGATGCTTATTACTCTACAACATATCATCATTGTGGTGTTCCAGCGTTAAGAAAAAAGTTTTTAGCAATAAGAATATTCTCATTAACAAATAACGATGCATTTACAATGACGATTACTCACGATACAGATTGGGGCACATCTACTGCACCATCTCATACTTTGACATTTGCATCTTCAGACCAAACAAAAAGACTTGTTCATGATATGACAACTGTCAGATCTCAAAGATATACTTTTAGAAATGCTGTTATAGATGAGCCTATGGTTATTACTGGTTACGAGATTACTTGGGAGCCTTATGAGCAACAAGATAAAAACTAACTTTGAGTTTCCTAGAGGTGATGATCTTCAGAAACAAGGGCAAAGGTTAGCTCAGGATTTATCGTTGTCGATGAAGGCCATAAAAGCAGAGCTTGAGAAGACAACAAATTCAAGTTTTGTATCTGGAACATATAGTGATATTACGTTGACTTTTACATCTGCTGGAACACAAACAGCAAGTCATGGACTTGGTATAACTCCTACTGGATGGATGGTAATAGATGCTACAAACTCGGCTTCAGCAAGTATAGTTTATCCAGTAAGAACTGCTTGGGATTCGTCAACTATAAGTATTTATTTCTCAACAGGATCAACTGTTAATTTAAAAATTAGAGTTTTTATTTAATTTGTATTATAATTTTTCCTAGAGGTATTTTATGGCAACACAAACAGAAGATGGAAGATATATTTTAGACCCTAATGAATACTCTCAATTAAACAAGAATAGCATAGCAAATAAAAATAAAGAAAAAGCAGACGAATTAGCACAAAAATATGGCGTTCCTATTTCATATTCTTCGCAAGAAGAATTGGACAATCAGGCTCAAGGGCTTGGTATGGCCGAATCTTTATATGGTGAAAAAATAGGAAATGTAGGTTCTGATGCTGCATTTTATAGAGATTTAGTAAAAGGAAACCTAAATAAAGACTATGCTGGTGCCGATTCATTAAGACAACAAACATCTGCACAGGTTGCAAAAGCATCTGCAAATGCAGGTCTTGCTGGTGTAAACAACCTAGCAATGCAAAATCAACTATATAGACAAGGTGCGATGCAAGCCAATGCTGCAAATCAAGATTATAAAGATAAAGCGACTGCTGCATTTGGTAGAAATATTTCTGCTAGACAGTCAGGTCAATCTTCTCTAGTTACATCATATAAAGGGCTAGGAACTGCCTCTACGCCATCTCCTGTTGCGAATTATGATAGTGGATCTATCATTTGTACAGAGCTTTACAGACAAGGCAAAATAACAAAAGGCACTTGGATTAGAACTGGAATTTATGGTTTGTCTGTTCATCCAAATACTTATTTTGGTTATTTGACTATTGCAACTCCTGTAGTAGAATTAATGAAGAAATCAGATAAATTCTCTAACCTTTTTATTGGTTGGGCAAAGTCTATAGCAAAACAGAGACCTAATCTTTTTACAAGAATAATGATTCCTTTATGTTGGAGTGTTGGATATGTTAGAAAAATTACGAAAAAAGAAACTTTTAGAATCGCTTAAGAAATCTCATGGTAAAGAGGAAGTTGGCGAAGGCCCTGAATCTTTAGCACAAGAGAATAGCGAAGTTGTCGCAACAGATCCTAATATGAAGTTAAAATCTCATAGCGAAATGGACGATGAACATAAAAAGAAATTAGCACAAGCAAAGAAATCAATGGGTAAATAATATGGCAAGTAGAAAACCATCTCAAGAAGAGGATTTACTACAACAAGCAGATGAATCATTGGGAAATGAGCCTATTGATATTTCTGGAAATGTTGGTGAAACAGATAAAGAGCAAACTCCTGCTATTCAAGACAGAACTGCAAACGATGCTTTGGCTAGAGGATTAGCTGGTGCTGCTCCTGCACTTATGGGTTTTCTTTTTGGTGCTAGCCCTGCTAGTGCAGCAATGCAAATTGACGAAGCTAAGAAGTTCTATAAAGAAGGTGCTCCTAAGAAGTTAGTAACCATCGTAGGCCCTGATGGTAATCCTACATATGAAGATGCTAGAATGGCCGTTGGTGAACAGGCTTTTCAAAAAAAAGCACTCAACAGTGCTGCTAATTCATTTCAATTTGGGATTGGTTTTAATAAAGCAACAAATAAATATGAGCAATTAAAAGCAAACACAAGAACTGGCGAATTGGTTTTTGCTGACGGTACGCCAATTACAGATGCCAGAAATTGGATCTTTAAACCAGTAAAAGAATCAGAGCACGTTTTTGAGAACATCGGCGGAGGAAAAGACTTAATCGCAAGAAATCAATATACCGACAATGCCAAGTCAAAATATCACTCTGAGGGTATTGGTGAAAGATTAAGAGAGCCAAGCAAAGAAATAATGCCAAAACAAGAGGCAGAACAATATTATAAAAACATAGAAAAAGGAATGGATAAAACTGTTCCAATAAGAGAAGAGTTAGGAACACTAAAAAGACTTGACACTGCACTTAGAAATCCATCTGTATCACCTCAAGAGCTTTCAAATGCTATTGAAACATTAAAAAGAACTGCTGGTGAAAAAAGACTTTCAGATAAAGAATCAGAAAGAGCAGAAGGTGATAGGTACATGACTGTTGCTGATCAGGTGAGTGACGTTTTAACTAGAAGATTGCAAGGAAAAGAAAGAGAAGAAAAGTTATCTGGATTTAGGTCTCTACTTTTTAGTATGATCAATGAAAAACAAAAAACACTTAAAACAATTAAGAACGTTTATGTTCCTCCTACTAAATCCAAATACAAGCAACAAACAGAAGAGAGGGCGTTTAGAGGTGTTGAGTCTGATGATACTAGATCGCTACAAGACAACCAATTAAATTCTATTTTAAACAAATTACAGGGTTTATAATATGGCTAAAAATAAGGCCCAAATAATAAGTGATGTACAAAAAATTCAATCAATTGATGATGTTAATGAAAGACAACCATTAATAAATCAATTGGCTAAAGACACAGATGAATTTATTAAGTCTCAAGACATACCAGAAAATCATCCAAATGTTAAAGCAATTTATCAAGGATTAAGTGATATTTCTGTACTTGGAAAACCAGCAGCTCATATTTTAACTCCTTTATCAGAAACGGCCAGAGGTGTAGTAAGAGAAATTGGAACAATGGCAGGAAATACAGGGTGGGATACTCCATCTGTAGACCCTTTGGCAGAATGGAAAACTCAAGACTTGAGGCCATCTGATAGAGCTGGTTTTTCAAATTTAATGAGAGATGTGACTGTTGCTATGGGTGGTAAAAATGAACCACTTGTTGATATAAAATCTAAAGATTTTCCAAAAGCAGCTGAATTTGCAAAAAATCTAACTGTTCCTGCAAATCTGGCCGGTGTTGGTGCAGACATAATGGCCGGTAAAGTAATGGCTGATATTACGCCAGAGGTATCTTACAAAACAGGTGTATCATTAGATGCTGCAAAATCATACATTAGATCAATTGCTAAAGATAAAGCACTATTAGCAGATTTAGAAAAAAGTGGTAAAATAAATGATATTGCACAAATGATTGCCAATAACCCAGAAAAATATATGCATCAATTTAAGCCAAATGCAATGTATGAGCAATTAATGGGGCCTATCGAGCAATACACTGATCCAAACACAGGAAAAGTTGGATGGAGAAGATCACAGGCCGGTGGTGATATTCAAAAATCATTAAACACTCAAGCTGAGTTTGTTGATAAAATACCAACATCTCAATATACAGCCGATAGAATTGATTTACAAAAACAAGCTTTAAATAAATTACAAAGCGACAAAAGATTAACAGCAGGACAGTTATCATCTGCTGAAAACATCATCAAACAAGAGATACCAATACTTGAACCAAGCCAAGAAAAAATTGCAAGAATCAATAAACTTGGCGAATTGTCATCAAAATATAAAGATATTAGAGATAATGTTCCTGATAACATTGAAAACCCCAATTACAATCCAGAGTTAGGTAACTATAAAAAAGGGGCAAACACATTAGAGTTATCTTCTGGAATCAAACAAGAAACACCTACAATACCTAATCAACAAAAAATAACTCAACTTGCTGAGATAGAACAACAAATGGCTGATTTGGGAATGCGTGATCCACATGGTTCATCAATAGAATCATATTTTGATTTAATTAGAGAAAGAAACCAAGAGCCAGCTGGCTTTACATCTACACTAAGACAAACTGGAAATAGATTAATGACACCTCCTATTCCAGGAGAAAATGTAACGGATTTAGCTTCCAAGCAGATTGCTGGTCGTATACTTGGTGATATTGGTGCAGAAAACCAATCAATTGCAATGTCCGGTATGCCACAGTCTGATATTGATCTATACAATTATAACAATAATCAAATGTCTAAAATGCTAAATTTAAGAGACTTGGGTCAAGGCAACCTTGTATCAAGAGATTATTTATCACCACCAACTGGAAGTATGGGAGGTAGAACAGGTATTATTGGAACAGTAGAAAAAGGTTATGGAAGATATATTAGACCAACTGCATCTGAGCTAAGCAGAGATATAGGTAATAATGCAAAAATAATAACAAAAGGTATTATGAACGCACAACCTATAATTAATCCGTACTCTACAATCTCAATGCAAAAAGGACTTGTTGAAAATCTAGCTGATTATCAAATTCCAAGAGATAGCAATGAAATCTTAGCAAATCCTAAACTAGCAATTGCTAAGGTTGCACAGGTTACAAATGATCCAAAAATTGTAAATATGCTATCTGAGGCACTAACAGACCATCCAGAAAAACTAGAAACAGTTTTGCCTGTTTTAGTTATGCAATTTCCTAATTTATTTGAGTCTGATATCTATAATAGAGTCAATGGAAAGATTTTAGATCCAATGGTTAGACAAAAAGCATACCAAGATGTTAATAACTCAGGTCTTTCTAATACAGAAAAAGCCATCTTAAAAGACGGCTTAAATAGAGACGGGTCACTACCTAAAGACAAGTTTAAATGACAGTGTTTGATTATATAGTTTTAAATAATCTTCCTTTATCCATTAGTAGGTCAAATAATTACTTAATAATTAATTGTCATGCATGGGATATACAGGAAATAGATGAAATGCTACAATCGTTTTATGGAACTCGAATTGGATTCGATGTTAAAATTTTTATGGAGGATATATGTCAGAAGGAACAAAAGAATTAAAAGAATTATTAGTGTCTTTAAAAGACATCGCTGTTTTTGCTAAAAAGGTAGCTGCTGATAAAAAGGTAAGTCTTGAGGATCTGCCTGCTTTAGTTGATTTGGCTAAAAACATGGACGAAGTTTTAGCTGGTTTTGATGGACTTAACAAGATCCCTGATGAAGTTAAGGATATTGATGAAGCAGAAGCAATGGAATTATTAGGTGAAGTTTTAAAACTTGTAAAAGAAGTTAAAGCTGCTTAATGCTTGCTAAGTTAGGAATAATTTACCTAATCATTAAAGAGGCTATCTACTTTGCGTGGATAGCCTTTAAATGCTATTTAAGATGGATTAAAAAATGAGCATGGCATTAATCATTGAGTTTTTTACATCATTACCAAAATTGGTTTCTGCTGTTCAAGCACTTGTAGAAGAAACAAAGGCACTTAAGCAAGATTCTATTAATAAGGCTTTACAATCATACAAAGATGGCGTTAATAATGATTTGAACGCAATTTTAAAGGCAAAAACAGATGAAGAACGTAAGAAACTTAGTCTTGATCTCGCTCTTAAGCTTAATAAGTAGCTGTAAGCCACCATACGCCCCACCGAAAACAGAGGTATGTATTCATTCTGATGGTAATTATGCAGAATGCACTGACCTTAGAAGGTCACAGGAACCATACGAAAACAATAATTTAACTAATTATATTTGCACAAGCCCTAGTGATTATCAGCAAATATACAATTATTGCACTGATCTACGAAAAAAACTTATTGAGTGTGAATCAAAATAACATTAGAATATCTACAATAGCCCATCTTCAAGGAAGAACATGGACAATTCTAGGATATTGGTCATACCTGACCTTCACTTTCCATACTGCCATCCAGACTCACTGGACTTTCTCCATAAACTCAAAAAACTACTAAACCCATCTAGAGTCATATGCCTTGGAGATGAGCTGGATTTCGGTTCAATGAACTTCCACGAGACTGACAGTGATATGGATTCTGCTGGTGTTGAATTATTGAAATCTCTTGGTTACGTAGACACTCTCCATGATCTATTTCCAAAAATGGAATTACTACATTCCAATCATGGATCAATGGCGTACAGAAGAGCAAAACACGCTGGAATGCCAAGGCATCTTATAAAGAGCTATAACGATGTTTTGTGTGTTCCTATTGAAGATTGGCAATGGCATGAGCAAATAGAAGTAACTCTCCCTAATGGAGAAATTGTGTTGTTTAGACACTATTTTGGGGCCAATGTTTTAAAGGCTTCACAAGCTATGGGGGCATCAATAGTCCAAGGACATGCCCATAGCTCTTTTGATATTCAGTATTGGAGAAATCATTCTGGCCTACATTTTGGAGCTACTGTCGGATGTCTGATTGATGATAAATCATTGGCATTTGCTTATAACAAACTTCAAATTAAAAGACCTGTTGTTGGTGCTCTTTTTATTGGTGATTGCATACCTCAACTCATTCCAATGATGGTTGATGAGAACAATAGATGGATTGGTACTAAAGTATGAATGCTATACCTAAAAAAATAAACATATATGGTGTTAAGTTTAAAATTAAATTAACTAAGATGACTGAATACTCTGGTCTTATGGACTATAAAGCAAAGACCATTTACATCAGTGAGATCCATAATAAAACAGACAAAGAAAGAGTAGCAACTTTATGGCATGAGATCTTTCATGCTCTTCATTATAGAATAGGATTGGATCAGGCAATTTCCAGAGAGATGTTGGAGGTGTTAGCAGAGTCTCAAGCATGCCTGATTATGGAGTTAATGTATTAGATGGTTGTTATTCATTTTAGCTTTAATTGCACTTGCTGTTCATGGTGCAGAGGTGTGGATCTGTAAAATGAATGGAGATAATTATGAGTGTGAATTGATTTCAGATCAGAAGCCAACAGACACGAATGATGAAATATTAGAGTATACGTCATCATGGTAATATGAATTACAGGTGTCGCACTTTCTATTGCCTTTTGATAAAAACTTTTTGTCACAGCAAAGACACTTTCTTTCTTTTACTTCTTCTATTGGGTCATAGTCTGATAGCACTTTACATTCTAGACAAACTCTTGCCATTGTTAAACTAAATTGTATAACTTTTTTTCTAGATTTACACATTTTACATGTTCTATATCTCTGCATACATTTCGTACAAGTGGTTTAATAAAAACCTCATTGCTCCTTTATCTTTAGTTGCTTCTGTTGTTATAAAAATATCACCCTCTGGATTCATTTGAATATATTTCATATCGAGATATTTTTGACGTTTTTCCACATATGTTTTGCTGTCTTCTTTTGCTTCTTCTTTTTCTATTAATTTTTCGAGTTCAATATATAGTTTATACGTATTCTCAATATCGGCCATCGCTCGGTGAGAAACATCAACCTCGATTTCGAAGTGCTTACAAAGGTCTTCAAGTTTAAACGAAATAGGCTTACTCCTTTTTCCCTTGAAAACTGAACGGCTGATCTGTAAGGTACAAGTATTGTTATTATTAAATCTAGTAATGAAGCTAGAGTAGTGGCCATGACGGCAAAAAAATCTAAACAACTTATTGCGATCGAAAGTAATATTATGACCAGACAAACTAAATATTGTTTCGTGCGAGTCAATCCATTTAATAAAATCATTTAATACGTCCCTTGGATCTGGATAGTTCCAGATTTCTTTTATATCTATTCCTGTTATCTCAAATGCCTTCGGATCTAAAGTGGCACCTTGGTGAGGTCTGATCATAGAATGAAAAGCAGGTAGCTTTTCACCATTAACAACAGGGATTGCTGCTATCTCTATAATTGCAGCATTATCTCCTAGAGCTGTTGTCTCTAAATCTATGAATAACTTGCTAGCCATTCTTTTAATCCTTCGATTGATCTTATTACCATATAGATACCGCCAACTTTTTTTACTGCCCTTTCAAATGCCTTTTGGTTTTTGTTTTGTACAGCAGATCCTGTTTTTATCTCTATTGCACAAAATGTTCCTTCTGGTGGAGATATTGCTATGATGTCGCTAGACCCCACAAGGCCGTACCTTTGGAATCTATTTCCAGATCTAATAGCCCCAGTGTTATTTGGCCAGCATAAGAACCCTTGCCCTGTTAAATACAATAAGCACTCTTTAACTAATTTCTGGTGATTATTTGTCCGATCCATCCCAACATTTTTCTTTGTACGGACAGTAGGTGCATTTGTAGAACGCTTTTGTTTTGTATTTTCTTTCTGGTTCATTTTTCATCTCCACAATTTCTTTTCCACGATTAACCATGTAATCAGCGTGCATTTTATCAAACTCAACTATCTCTGTGTGTATTGAGCAATCATTCTTATTGATTGCTACAAAAAGTGCTTTATCTAGCTCCATGTACTTCATGTACACTTGCATTTGTGTTAGATATACAGGATCACTGATGGCCACACCTTTCTTAACCATTTCATTAAATCTTTTCTCTGATGCTGACTTGATCTCTAATAAATGAGGATGATCATTTAAAATGATAACCCCATCTATGTTTCCTGCTATTTTTCCATCCTTAAAACCAAACTGAGCATCATTCTCACCATTCACATGATGAACCTGATACCCAGTATGTTTTAACAAAGCAATGACATAGGACTCAAGGAGATGTCCCATATCAAAAATTCGCTGTATTCTTGGATCTTGATTTAAAATTGGCTGATGATATTCATACCACAAAGCCCTGTCACATTCTTTTCCTATGACAGATCCACCTAGATACGTTCTTGCTGTTTTTTGCTTAAGCGTATCTACTAGGTACTTGTCTATTGTTATGACTACATCATTTTCTTTTTTTGCTAATTTTAAATCAAGTTTCATGTTAAGCCTTAGACCAAGGTTTTTTTGTTGCTGCTGGTTTAACTTCTTCTTTCTTAGCTTCAATTGGTGCTGTTCTAACAATTGATTTTACTCTAACGTTAGTATAGCCATTTGACTCTTCATTCTTAACCGAAATTGAGAATGGTTTTTTGTTGATTAGATCATCTGTATCATCAACAGAATCTTTTTCATGCCCAGTTGCCCATGCAATTGTTGCCAATCTTTCCATTCCAATTCTCACAACTTCAGGATTAGAGTGTGCAATGTTTACAATGTCAAAAATGATTCTACCCTTAAAATCACCATCAGCAATCTGATATCCTACGTTTAAATAGTGTCCACCTGACTTTGATTCCCTTACATCAGCCTTAGCCACTACCACATTGTATTTCCCATCTGGAATAGGTGAAAAATCTTGTTTGTTTACTTCTACGTTCTTAATTGATAATCCTAATTTAGCCATTTGTTACTCCTTAATAATTTTGTTTATAATTACAGATAAATCTGCTTTTTCATATGCATCTAATTTTCCAGAACGATCTTTAGCTAATGGTGATTCTGCTGTGTCAGTAACCAACATTCTATGCGTTCCATCTTCATCTTTATACACTTTATAAAATAGAACTAAGTCATACCATGCCTTAATACTGTTCTTGATTGATGATCCTTGAAGGTTAAATGATTCAAACTTTTCTAAGCCATCCTTTTCAACTGCATTTAGACATGTAAAGATAACAGAATAATCACTCATGTCTCTATATGACTTACAGATCATGGTCATTAGCTCTGTGTATTTTCCCCAAAGTTGCAACGCATTTTTTGGCTGTCCAAAGTGTGGATCTTTCTTTAGCTCTGCCACGATTAGTTGACCGATCTCAGTCAATGAATCAATGAAAACGTATTTATACTTTTTCTTAGCCTCATCTGATTGCAGGTAATCATAGATTGACTCTAAAGATCCTGTTGTGTTGTTTGGATCAACCTCTACTACGTCAATATTAGTTCCGTCTAAACACGCAAGACCCGATTCCGCACTAATCAATAGAATAGCATCTTCAGGCTCTGGCAGTGTCTTAACTAGAGATGTTTTACCTATCCCCGACTCACCTACGATTAAAGCTACAAATCTCTTAGTAGCAATTTGTCCTGTTTTTTTAATTTGAATAGCCATTATCTCATCTCCACACTAAAAGTCGGTTTCCCTGATTTAACCACAACCATATTATCTAAAACATTTTTAGCTTCAGACTTTTTATATTGTGACCAAGTAAGTTTATATTCTGTTTTAAATAAATTAGGAAACATTTTAGCTTGCTCTTGATCCACGCTTACAGAATAATTCTGTTTAATATTTAATTTAAAGTTCTCATAATTCCATGTCGATGACCCATCATCAGGAATTTCATTTTTAAGAGTCATATAGATAGATGCTTCTACCTCTTCTCTTTCTTCCTTGGCTTTTCTTTCTACTTCTTTTAACTCTAACCATTTTGTTAATAAATCATTCATAGTAAACTCCTTGCTTTGTTGTATTAGATACTATATACTAATAAATAACTTGTCAACAAAAATTTCCAAAGGGTAACTTATGACAATTAAAGAATATTTAGAAAAAAGTTGTTTAAAGCATGGTGCTTTTGCCAAGAAATGTGGATTAGAAAAATCTACCTTCTCAAGATATATGAATGGTAGTCGAAAATTGCCATTAGATATTTTTGAACGCATTAAAAAGGCCTCTGGTGGTAAAATTACAAGACACGATAATTTAGCGTCTTAGTTTTGATTTAGTTAATAGATCGTCTATGTACGGCATCACATCGGTGCCATATTTTTTTTGTATCTCGTTTCTAATCCATCCTTGAGATAGATTTCTTTTTCTAGCTACCCATAAAAGTTTATGGTATGCAGTTTGAGATTCATGCTTAATTCTTTCTCTTCTTTCTTCTTCTGTTTCATTGTAAAGGGCAAGCTTACCTTCGATCTTTTTAATCTCTCTGATTGGTGGTGCCTCCCCACAATAAGGACAGTTAATTAGCTTTGATTCATAGACAGCATAGCAACCTAAGCATGTTCTAACTGCTTCATCTGGATTATAGTCTTTCTTTGTTTTCTTTTCAGGTTTATCTAATGAAATATTTCTAGGGCGGTAGGGTGTCCCATGCCTAAAAACATTGCCAGCGTTATCAAGAATAATGCAATCGTGCTTCCCATTAAAAGCTCTAAGACCCCTGCCAACAGCTTGCAAGTACCATATTGTTGACCACGTAGGTCTAGCCAAGATAATACAAGCCACAATAGGACAGTCCCACCCAACAGAAAAGATATCAACATTGCACACGACTTTAATACTTCCATCTTCTAATCCTTTTTTTGCTTGTTTTCTTTCTTCGTCTGTTGAGCTAGCATCACAATGGGTTGCGGAAATTCCTTGCCGTAAAAATTCATCTCTAAGTTGTTTCGAATGTTCAACAGAAACAGCAAAACATACCGCAGGTCTATTTTCTCCGTATTCAATGTAATCAGCAACAACGTTTCCGACAATTTCTCCATTTGTAACGAGCTGTTCGACTTGATCACGTTTAAAATCTCCTGCTACTATTTTTAATGATGATGTGTCCATTACGTGTGGACAATATATCTTCTCTGGTACTAAAACTCCCATATCTCTTAATTCGTATGGTTCAATAGGGCAAACATAATCATCATACTCTGACATATCAGAAAATGGCGTTGCTGTTAATCCTAAGATATATTGGGTTTTGTATTTTTCAAAGATAATATCGTATGACTTGTGTGCTTCATCTAATAAGACCACACACTGTCTATCTGAGAATGGAAATCCATCCCTAGATTTCATTGTATCAATTGAGCATATTTGAATAAGTTTTGACTTATCAAATCTATGGTGTCCTGCCATGAATACCGAGTGACTAATTTTGTACTTATCTAAACGCTCAGAAAGGTTTTTAACAAGCTCTCGACCACGTACCACCATTATCATAGGCATTCCATCTTGAAGGCAATCTTGGGCCAGATAAGCAGCGATCTCGCTCTTTCCTGCTCCCATGTTCATCCAAAGAACTATTTTTCTCTTTGTACGCCACTTGATGTATATTGATTCAATCGCATCGGATTGATAGTCTCTGAGTTTAATCATAACTTAGGACTCTTCACTATTTTACCATTAACTAGCTTTACGTAGTTTTTAGATATCAGTAGTTCTAATGCTGGTCTAAATTTACCACTTGCTAACTTAGATAATGTGTTTAATTGAGTAGATGGTATTCCGTCTGCTGAAGTCATTATTGTATCCAATAATGAATTAGCGTCTTTGATCGCTCCATCTCCTGTCATATTTCCATATGTAACATCAAGTATTCTTGATTGCCATTCTAGCCATTTTACGGCCATCAAGAAATACTTTTTAGAAATCTTATTTACAATGATTCCCTTAGGTGCATCTAACTGTGCAAAGATCCAAGCTAACTTAACTGATTGACCAGAGTATTTAGTTCTGAATGATTTAATAAACGAAATATCATTTTCTGCTCTCTCTCTGATTAATACATCGTAATCAAAGTAAGCATCCTTAGCTTCTTGGTTTTCCCATTCTACATGAATTTCACCCTCATGGTCATATAGTAAAGCAAAGACATTATCTACAAGTGATGTATCTAGGTCATACTCAATATCAACCATTCTCTCAACCTTAGGATTTATTGGTATTAGAAAGAACCTTTGGATGAATCCATCGTTGTTATGTCCTGCCGATATCATATCGAAAAAGCCAGATAACACATCATTCTGCACTGATGTCAATGAACATCCATAACACTTCTCGATATCAACATTTGTTCCACCGATTGTTTGGTGTGTAAATGATTCTGACACAGATCCGTTGAATAACTTAATTAGGAATGGCTTAAGTGCCTCGTTGCCCTTTTTACCCATTACTCCGAGCATTTGTACAAACTCAGATGAACAAATAAAGATTCCTCTATGTTGATTTTCTTCCATTAACTTATATAGACGCTCTTGTGTGCCTGATTCAAAGATGAAGTTTGATTTCTTTATCTTAGTGTTTGCCAATTCAGTTTGAGATTCTATTTTTTCTTTAGTTATTTCATCAATAGCTATCTGATCGTTATCCTGTATTGCTTTTTTAAACTTCTTATCTAATTGTATTAGTTTCTCTGTTAATAATTGTTCTTTTTGAACAGAATTTCCCTTGTAGTTTTCCTTATCCCTTTTAATTAGTTTTCTTAATGGTTCTCTGGACCAATCAAAAACAGAATCTTTTCTAGATCCTGATGGTGCTACAATCATCGCTGATATACTCGGTCTAACTATAAATTCCTTTTTAGCATGAATAATAACTTTTCCCTGAGTACACGCTGAGAATGATGTTAATAAGCCTGCTAAATATGCTTCAGGTGGAATTGCTGATAATTGAGATAGTGTTTTACAATGCTCTTTTAGTGATCTTGGAAATAAATCATCGGGAAATTCTAATTCCTTTTTAGATCTAACTAATGGATCTGGATCAGGCCAGATATCAGACGTTATAATAGCATCTCTTGATGGTGCTATAGATTTAAGTGTCTCCCTTAAATCCTTATCCTGTCTCATTATGTTTAGTTTATATTCAGTAACCCACATGATGGCATTTTCATAATCATCACCAATAAGTGCCTTACCTATTTTATTAGATAGAAAGAATTGATTGTTAGGAAAAAGTCTTCTATCCATTCCTACAAGTGTTCTAGCTATCTCTGTTTCATTGTGCCCATGATGTAACAATCTAGAGCATTCTGAAGTCATAGTTAGCCACTTTCCAGATCCTTCTCCTGTAACTCCTGTTGGAACGTTCTTAAATGCTTCTGTTGTTGTTTTTGCATCAACGATATCTTGAAGATACTCAAGTTTATCAATATCTAAAATCGGAAGATCTTCGATATCTAAATCCAATAACGACTGCGATACCCACTTATATGGCAATCTAGTCTCTGGATGTATTGATGGAGGTAGTACGGTTTGACCGATTGTTAGGTTGACTTCTAAAATTGGTTTTCTGTCTGTTTTGTTTAGCTTTGCGTAGTATTTTGATTTCTTAGGTGTCTTATCATATCTAAAGAAAACAGTCTTACCTTTCTTTCCTCTTTTTGTACATATTTGAGATATGTCTAGAAACTCATCAAAACGATGAATTAGCTCACCATCATCTGTGTCATAATCGGCATATCCAATATTATGCTGACCTGCAAGTAACCCTAAACCATTACACTGTCCAGAAAGATCTTCTTCCCATTTATCAACATCTTCTTGCGTTGGTTTTAGATTATTCCAATCTGGCAATATCGGTGCCTTATCCCTAACTGGAACACAAATCAACGATGGTTTTTTATCTAGATACTCTCTAATATAGTCAAAATAATTCATATAATCCTTTATATTAATCCTTTAAAAAGAGGCGAGAGCTACTCGCCCCTAAAACAAACTAGGGCATATGAAAGGATTAAAAACATATGCTCTTATATCTTGAACCTTGTTGTGTGAAGGTGTCAACGGTTATTTTCCAACCACGCCATTGCTTTTTCTCTTGACGAAAGATCAGCACCACTGCTTTCAAGGAAAAGAAAATACATTATCAAAACTCTCGCCTCTGCGATTGCTTTATTTTGTTTTTCATTCTTTTTAAAGCTATCGTTTAATTCAAGCAATAGTCTCTCATTTAGCTCCGCATACCCATTAAACTGATCATAATTAATTTTTAAATCGTCACTATGTGGAATAATTTCAATTTCTTTATACTCTTTAAGATTATCCCTTGAAATCTCTCTTATGTAGTAATCCTTGTCATCTATCTTTAAATAGAGTGAATATCCTGCGGCAAAGCTTTCTTGGTAAGCTAATATCCAAAACTTACAATTATTCACTTGTTACTCTCCAACCACGCTTTTGCTTTTTCATAATTTCCACAACTAATATTTCTTGCGTCCACTATTTCATCGAGAATTAATATCGCCTCTGTGATTGACTTATTCTTTTGCTTTATCAATTCATATCCACGCCTAATTGACGTTGCTTCTAGCTCTTTTCTTATTGACTCTATTTCAGCATCTTTGGCCTTGATTGCTTCTTCAAGTTCAATCCTAAATTGATGTGGAGTTTTTTTATTTTTCTTTTGAATATTTAAAGTCAATCTCTCTCCAGATTCTTGGTGAACTAAATCACATTCAACGTAATTTGGAGCATTTTTTACAAGTTCATACATGGCCCCAGAAAAGTTTTCCATAATAGACTTTGACACCTCAAAATCAATTTCCATCTTTCCAGTTTCAATATTTAGCTTCTTTAGTCTTACGCTATTACTCAACTCTTCAATCTCTTTCTTCTGCTTCTCGATTGTTTTTTTGCAATCCAATAATACACCTTTCGCTCTACGCTCTCTTGACAATGAGGCATTTAATTCATCCATACCGAAGCTTTCTTTATGTCTTATCGTATCTAGTGCCCAATCTATTTTTTGTTCAATTGATAAGATATCAAACTCATCTCTTGGTTCTTGCTCTGTCATTTTTAATTCCTTATAATTTAATCACGCAAATGTTTTATGCAATTACTTATGTTTTTGCACTTACCGCTCAGAAATGGGCGGTTTTACTTCGCTCATGTGGTGGTTATTTTAATTTGTTTGCTTGATGAAATACTCAAAATCATCATCTAACAATGACTTTTTAAGGCATGGCTTACAAAAGTGTCCGCCATCTCCAGAATCATAAACATCAGCACTTTTGTAGCATTTAGAACATTCCGGTGGTTGAGGCTCATCGGTAAAATGGCTAAGATATCTATTAAATATTTTTTCGATTTCTTCTTCTGTTAACCTAATATCGTTTACAAAATAATGTTTAATCATTCCCTATTCTCCTTTTATGCGGTGGTTATTTAACTAACCAATCTTTATACCTATCAAAACACTCGCTAATTGTTCTATCTGTTTTTTCAGCCATAAATATAAAAACATTATCGTAGTTTTCTTTCAATACTTCATAATGTTCTTTTTGATTGAATAACTCTGCCTTCAACTTCTCATTCTCTTCTTTCAGCTTGGCGAGTTCTTGAAGTAGCTTTACAACTTCAGATTCATTATCAATTTCATTATTGTCAAAATAAGATTTCAAACAATCAGCACAATAAGTCCCATAACTCCACTCTTTTTCTGATAATTTAAGAGAGCATGAAATTCCTTCAAATACCTTATGTCCGCAAGTCGCTATCATTTCTCCCCCCGATACTTTGCTAGAAATTGTCTGTGTCTATCTTCATCTGATTTAAATATACAATCTGATAGGTCTTTGCTTAGGTAAAACTCAACCACCTCAACCGCTTCTTTCAACTGTCCGGAAATTCCGGATAGTTCTTTTTGTGCCTCTTCAAGTTGTTGCTTGAGTTGTTGGATTTTAGCATCTTTTTCAGTATAAATTCCTAAAATAGTATGAAACATGTCGGGATACTTCTCTCTCATATCTGCTAATTTGTACTCCATAAGCAACCCATCTAACTTTAGTAGTTTTGTATTAAATTCATTACTCATCACTTGCTCCAAAAAAATAATTTACAAAA